CAATGGACATCTCTATGGACGTTTCAATTTTGGGAATGGACAATGATTATGTAGAGTTTCTCCCAGAATGTAAGAAGTTAGAAGATGGAACTTTAGAAATCACAGAAACTCCAAAAGATAACCCGAACTATTTCTTCAATGATTATCAAAGGAAAGGGGATATATACAATGTTCCAAATGGTCAGACAGTCCACAAGACCTCTTGGTTTGAAAGTAGAGTAATCATTGATTTTCTCTCAACAATGTATCCTGAGAGTAAGCCGAGGGTTGTCAATTACAATCTCCAAAAGACGGAATCGATCCGCCAATTCTTTCTCACACGCCCATTAAACAAATTTGATTATTCACCAATGGAATATATAGAAACAGAAGAATGATTAATTGGGGAAGCAAAGGGGATATCTCTTTCCACTATGATGGTAAGTTGATTGTTTCAAAACCATTGACCGAAACTAAAACTCGCAGTTATTATTTCACTGCTGCCGAGCAATTATTAATTGATGGACTAAAAGGAGGGGAATCCCTTTTAGACCTCAGAAAAAGATTAACAAGATTTATGAAAGCATTCTCAAAGGAAAGTAAATATTGGAGGGATATTGAATTAAAAACTCCTCTCGATAGGGATATCATATTCTATACAGGTCTTATGCTTATCAAGATGAATGTAGTAGATGCTGATGGGGTTGATGAAGGGATACTCATTATGCCAAAGAAAGAAACCCTTGCTCGTCGGCAATAGTATATGTGCCTTCCTCTTCGGCTGATCCTTCAGACTCACTATAATCTCCATCGGAATCTGAATACATCATATCATTCAGTTTGATTAATTCCATAATATATTCACTCCATTCCTTTTTATCTTTCTCCAATAAATATTGACCGATAAGTGACATCTTTTCTAAATCCATTTTTAATAGTATCTTTATTTTATTTTTAAACATAAAATTAAAAATTAAACTCCCGCTCCCGGACTGATCGATTCAATCTCCGCCGCCGCTTTTTTATCTGCGAGTACTTTGCTGGCGAGTAATTCAGAAACTAAATCTAATGTCGCAGGCATCTGCTGATCGACTTTAAAGATAATAGCACTATCTAAATCAACTCTTGCAAAAGATCCATCAGGTTCGTGGATGCTACATCTTACAACTGTGATAACTCTATCAATAGTATTTGTGAAAGTTATTTGTCCGTTTCCATTGAGATAATCTCCATATGGATTTGCTTTGTTTGTGATAGAGACAATAGGTAAAGTTATTCCAGAAGTTTTCCCTCCCAGATAATTATTCTCTAATAAGATATCTGATCGAATCGTGTAGTAAGGACGAAGGGTTTTAGTTGGTAATCTTTGTGCTGTAATCATTACTGAATCGACAGGGGAGATAGTTACTGCTGGAGTAACTACCCTAAAATCTTCAAGGGATAAATGAAACTTTCCACCCAAAGCGACGGGATTGGTTATCTGAAAAGAATTGCTACCCACGATATTTCTGCTTTCTTCTATTAAGTTTCCTTGAGGGACATCAGCATTGGTTGTAATAACATTTACATTATTTAACTCAGCGGAAGATCCGTGTGCTTGTATTCTAACTTGTCTGGAAGATGTAGAGTTTGGATTATGAAATTGGTCGTACCGAAATCCCATAATTCCGACAAGACACTGATTCCATAATGTTTCGGGACACAGCCATTCTTCAATAAATAGACCAGAGTTCGCATCAAAGATAGTATATTGTGAGATATTAGTATTCATAGAGACATATTCATTAACCGATCCGTGTTTGGCTGCTCCTGCGAATGATGCATTGAATGTATTATTATAGGGAGTCATTTCTGGAGTGAAGTTATGATTTAACATTGCTTTATTTATTTTGTAGCAATCTTGGTCAGCATTAGGATTAACTGGAATTGAGGTAGAACCAGGATATCCTGCATCGTATCGATTTCCGACTTTCTCTGCTTGGTGTAGAGCACTCAAAGTAAATCTTTGCTGTGTATCATCATAATTAAATAAAGGATTATCGGCACCGAGATAGACACCATATTGATATTCATCTAAATAATAGACTTTCTGTTTGTCTTGTTGTGCGAAAGCATATATCTTTTGGGCGTGATTTGCCCGATCGTTTCCATATATATTTACATTTCCATTATAAAGGATCATTGCAGCGTTTCCGTAGGATGAGAAGTGTCGGTCAAATCCATATGTTCTACCTGCTCCTGTTCCCAATTCTTTTCGGTTTGATTCCGAAGCATTAGCATTAAAGAATATTGCAGGGATTCGATTACCCGTCCTTGTGAATTGGAAACCAATGTTGAAGACAACCTCCCCCGTGAATGGACTTTGTCTTCTAACTTTACGAGCGAAACCAAATGCGAGATCATCATAATCTGCCGTCATTGTCCCCGCAGTTCCTATTACATTCCCAAAGTCAGTGGATGAGACATCGTTTGTTGTTTTATTAGAAGAATTAGCATTGTAGTCAATAAACAGAGGGAAGGATGTCTGTGAAGCCGAAACAGCGGCGTTATAAAGATCGTATCCAAATCCGGGGACTTTTGTCGATCGTTGGAAGTTAGCACCGAACTTAGCATCGGGACTACTATTCATTGAAGCATTATCAAAAAGGTTCATATGAATAAATCGATTTGAAGACAAAGATACTGGAAAAGAAGCATTTTGGGTGTAATCATCAAATAGTTCAGGATAACTTGCCTGAGCATCAAAGAACTTTTTATATTTTAAGAGATTTGTTTCATTCCATTCTTCTCCGGTCATAAATACTTCGTCGGTTTCAAGTTGGAACTCCTGTCCATTGTCATCGGTTGAAAGACCATCTGATGCATTCAGCTCACAACCAGCGACATATATTTCAGGTCTTTTGATACCAATATTTTGATAATTTGAGAGATAATTGTATGCTTCATCAACGTTCCAAGTCCCATTAGTTTTGAACCATTCAGTAAAATAATTTGCTTGATAGTATGTCGCTGATGCACAATGATAGTGTTTATAGCAATCAGTTTCTGAGATAGAAGTAAAAGATTTATCTTCAGTTTGTGATCCCGCAGTATTTTGAGTCTTATAGACTTGTCTTTCAATTAATTTCTGTTCATTTATTTCTTCAGTTAATTGTATCGCAATATCGGTGGGGGAGTTATATCCTGGGATTACTTTGGTCGAGACTAAATTACGAACTTGAAGATAATTTCCAAAGGTCGCGGGATCTCGCATTGCTTCACAATCATCGGCAGTGTAACCTGGGTCGTTTGGGGCTGCGGTCGTGGGAGGAAGATATTGGTCATCATTTGCCGATGGGACTTGGAACTCAAAAACATTATGAGTATCACTTGTCCCTATAGCATTGGCGGACATAGTGACAGTTTTATTTGTAGTTGCTATGACCTCGGCGGTTCCCGCGAATCCTGCTGTAGGGATTTGAAACTTCAATCTCATTCCTAAAATAATCCCCTCACTAGTCGATCCGTGCTTTAATTTAATCAAAGGACTACCTGATATTGATTTACCTGTGACTGATACTGTGACACCGCTAGGAAATCCTCTAAAGGTTTGTTCTCTTGTAAAGATAGTAAATCTGCTATTATCATTCTTTTGACAGATTTTAGTTTCAGGAGTCGCCTTAGAGGCCGAGTAAGGGGAATGGACTTCACTCCAATCAGCGGCACAGATTGCAAGAGGTCTTTGGGGATTGTGTGTTTGTCCCATATCCAATGCTGGTGTTCTTCCAAATCCCGGTAATGATGGGTTTCGTTCCCTTTGGTCAAATGTATCCCAGTCGGCTACGTTTCCCGATCGAACACCAAACCTCCTTGGTAGAAACATATAATTTTCTCCGTTAGAAGTCTTGTAGGGACTAGTGACTAAATTGAGTGTATCATCTCTAATTGGAAAACTTGTGTCTTTATTTGAAGCATTGATAAGACCATATTTTGCAGGGAGTGCTTCATCTCTTAATAATTTCTCATATTCAGTGATTTTAGTTGTCATTGAAGCATTTTCAATATTTTCTCCCTTGATTTGTATTTCTCCGGTTTGACAACCTAACTCAGAGATATAACTTGAATGAACTGTTACTTGATCTCCAACTTTAAGATGCATACCTGTCCCCATTCGATTCGTCCATTGGGCGGGATTTGAATTATTATCTGATTGTGCTTCTAAACTCTGTGATCGCGCGCAATCCAGGATAGTAGTTTTGGAGTATCCACTCATTATAATTTATGAGAATAATAAAAAACAAAGTTAATAAAATAAAATCTTATTTAGGCAAAGACAGTTTCAAAGATTCCATCCCGAAGAGAGGCGACCTTGACTACCTGAAGATAGGCACGCATCGTTCCAGCACCCGCCATAGTGACACGAGTGTCGTAAAGTTCAATGCCTCGGCTATTGACCCGCTCCCCCTTGTTCAGGCGATATGATGTGTAGAAGAACTTCTGGGCAAGTTCATCCTCTGCTGGGTAATCTTCAAACTCAAAAGCACCAGGAGTTTCGCCGGCATCCACTCCCGCCTTAGTTGCTAGAAGACCCTCACCGCGATATAAATCACGGGAGATGTAAGGCATTCTACCCTCAGACGAGAAAAGGTTGTGGAAGTGTCGCGCATTGTTGGAGACATCGATCGGGTAGAGGAAGTTATCATTGTATTTGAGATTGGTCGTAACAGTGCCGACAGTGAGCGCGCTTATAGCGGGACCCTCCGCGCAATAATTATTGAGGAGTGCCTGAGAATCATCACTCGTGACTTGAGTTCCGACAAATACTTTATTGACGATCCGTCCCGCACCACCGAGGTTCTGAATCAAACCGCCCGAATATTCCGTCGGCTGAACAGTTCTCTTTACGAACTGGTAATCAACATAGGAGAAAGTCATTTGACTATTTGCTTGGCGATACTGCTCCATCATATCCTGGGGATAGTAGATGTAATCGGCAACCATCTGACAATCTGATCGAACAAGAGTGCATTCATTATCAAGACCATCCCCTAAGGTTCCAACAAGTCTTTGGGAATCCGCTGCTGTTGTCTGGGGAGTAAAGGTCAGGTGGATAGACACCTGTTCCGTCATCATATATAGGGGCAACTGATTCATCTTAAGGAATGGGAATAAATCAGCAAGTAAGATAGAGAAGGTAGGTTTGTTTGATTCATCTTGATAATCCCAGATAAGTCTTGTGGGTTCAGGAGCAGTATCCTTGGTAATCGGCTTAGCGATCTCTGTAGCAGCCGATTGCAGGACAGGGTCAGTTCCGTTATCAACCTGAATACTCTTTGCTTCCGTGACAGATTCAAAATTGGAGGCAGAATTACTCGCATTTTTAAAAGGAGAGGCAATTGTTGAAAGACTTGGTGCGATACTCATAAATCGACCCGACATAACCTGTTCCCGCTCCTTGATTGCATCAGGGGGAAGGAAAGAGGTTTCGTAAGCAGAGAAGAAACTAAAGTCTTCAATCTCAGAGATAGTTTTGGTTCCCACACGAAGGGCAGCACGCTGAATTAAACTATGGACACCAATGTTCGCGGGGAAGAAGGCACGACCCAGAGAATCGCTTTTTGCCGCACCATCGGTGGAGAAGGTAATGCGAGAATTAGAGTGAAGGATGCCCTTGTTATCAAGGACGAATCGTGCTTCTCTTTCAGAGAAAATCACAGGATCGAGTATGTCCGTCTGAACATTGATAGCGGTATCGGTTGCAACGGACCCAATCTTCACGAGATCGGGAATCTGGGATGCTTGAGGCTGGGAGGGGGCAGAAGACATTTCCATATTTGTTTATACAAGAGCATAGTTATATTTTAAAAGTGTATTTTAAAATATCATTTATAAAAATATATTTGATATAGCATAAAATGCCGAGAATACCAGCAGGAGAGTTAAATCTTTCAGAGATTAGAAATCTGGCGCGACAACATAATAAAGTTTCAACAATCAAGGGGATAGATAAATTATCTCGGAAAGCACTGATGGGTGAAATCCAAAAGATGGGGTATGAAATCGATCACGCAAAAAAACGTATCAGGCAGGTGAAGAAGACGGCAGCACAAAGGAAGGCAAAAGATCTAAAACCCTCAGCCACGGGTGAAAGGAAACCCCAGAAGAGAACTATCAAGAAAAAGAATAGGGAGGCATTAAAGCAAGGTGGTTCTGCTCCCGTACTCAGTTACGATCGAGGGGAGGATGAAGTTTAAATCCAGAAATTTGATATTTATATTTGAGAACTTATTAACTAAATAAAAGCAAAAGATGCTCACAACAACACACCTTAATTTATGGTCGTGGTTGCAGGATGCCGACTACGACGTATGGTTGTATCTTTACAACAACTATCTCCTCCCTGTCTTGAATGCTAAAAAGATGCATCGCGAAATCCACCGACCTCTGCAATTCAAGAGGATGTTTAAGAATCTCCAGAAGGGGGCGTCTGCGAGGCTGACGAGGGAGTCTCGTTCCTATTGTAGATATCTCGCTGGTGAATACTCGATCAGCACCTCCTCGCTCTTCGCGGGCATTATGGATGAGAACCACTCTCAACAACTTTATCTCTGTGGGATTCCGTTGCAAACTTGGAGTCCCCAAAATGCTTGGGAACAACAAAAACCACATCAATGTTATCTTGATCACACTCGTGGTGGCAAAGAAACTTGTATAGACCAATGTGATAAATTAGATATTCATTATAGGAAGTCTTGGACAAAAGGTAAAATAGTCACACAGATGCTTGCGCACGAAGATAATTGCTATGATTAAACTTTAGCAGGGACGTGGTACAAACCTTCTAATTGGAGACCATCTCGCTGACTTGATGGGACATCCATAAATACAAGACTTTTATCCCCTTCAAAATCTTGAAACTTTTTTTTATATCTCTTATGAACAAATAATAATTTATGAGGGAATTGTTTTAATTCTAAAAATCTTTTTGCTAAGGGGATACTGAATCGATCGCGGTCATCCATTTTAACTAACATATCATTTTTATTGCGAGTCATTCTTCCTAGTCTTTCAGTCCATTTTCTCAGTGCTGTTTCGGGGACGGTGTGTTCGTGGGCATAATGTATTTCAACATCTCCTTTCGATCCCTTGAGTAATAAGACAGTATAATTATACCAAGGTCTTTTGCCCCCTTTCCATCTTGATGCTCCGCGATACTTATCTTTTTCATTTACTGCTGGTTGTATCGTAGGTTTAATCTTGATATATTCATCAAAGTTTTCAAGGAAGGTAATCCAGTCGGGTGCCATAAAAAAGATCCCAGCAAAGGGAGTTCTATATTTTCTGTCATATAATTCATTCGCTGCTTTATTGTAGGCGACTCCCCAGCAGTTATCTGAGATAATAGTCCAATCTCTCTTTAATGCTTCGCGATCGACTTTCTCTGGTTCATTCTCATCGGTAGATTTTCCATAAGCAGTGAGGTTCTTTTCAACTGGATTAAACTTTGTATCAATTTTGTCAGGGACAGCAACTTGGTTTTTTTTAGGGATGGGGATTGCTTTCTTTATAATTTTGCCTTTAATCAGAGGACCTGTTTCGATCCTTTTGGCTGTCTTGGGTTTATTGAGAGTGATGGGTTTATCTTTTGCCTTCAATCCTTTAATGATAATTCCTTGCAATTTTATTTTGTTTCGTCCAGTATCCTCAAGTGATAATTTTTTCTTGACGACCTGTTTCATCCATATCTTTTTGATATCTGATCTTTTAGTCTTTTTGTATTTGGGACCACGTTTGATAAGGTCTGATATAACTTTTAATGTTAGCATTTTATTATATCATAGGAAAAAAACTAACAATATATTTTTTAAAATTAGGTCTTAAATAAAATCTGATATAGATTATAAAAGAATAATGACATCTAACCAACACCTTGAAATCGTCCCAAGCAATATTACTTCGGATGGAAAGTTATCCTACAAGAATGGTCAGCCGACCATCCAGCTCCTTATCGGCGCACAGGATCGATACATTGTCCCAGGATCGATCCGACTATGTGGTGAAATCACTATCAAGAAAACTTCCACCACTATCCCACTGGAATCTGATAAAATTAGAATGAATGAAAGACTGGGAGTTTATTCCATCATTGACACTCTTTCGATCTTCTCAGAGACTAGCGGTCAAACTATTGAAACTATTAATCATCACAACCGAATGATGACTTCCTACCTCAGTGTTACCCAGTCCCAGCAGGACTTCGCCTGCCATTCATATGAATCCGCCCTCCGCTTCCCTAACTTCAAAGCACAGGAACTCGGTGTAATCACGAACACTCAGGGTGCATCGGCATCTGGTGGTCTTTCGCCCAATAGTTTCTGTATCCCGCTGGTGTGTGGTCTATTCCTGGGTCAAGACCCTATCCCGCTCTCGAACCAGTGGGGAGTCGGTGGTCTGAGTGTTGAGATTCAGTTATCCCCTGACCAGAATGTTCTATTCTCGGGAGATAACACCGACACCAAATTACTTGATGCCTTCTACGAACTCAGCAATGTTAGACTTGTCTGCGAGGTTCAGCGCCCCGATCCTGCACAGCTCGCCACCATCCAGAGTCAGACGACCAACACCTTCACCTACAACTCTATCTCGTCCTACTTCAACACCATCAACTCTGCGAATGCTGTTCTCAACTTTAATTTAGGTCTCAAATCTGTTCTGAGTGCTTTTATGAATGTTGTCCCATCTTCTCATATCAATAACTTCAAAAGAGATGGTCTCGCTACTCTTGGATTTACTAACACTGACGGATCGAAGGCACAGATTGAACAACTTGTATTTACTCGCGCAGGACAGCGGGAACCACTTGAATACAACATTGATACTCTCCAGAAAACCTCCGCTGGACGGGATAATGAAACCGCCGATGCACAGATTGTTCGCAATTATATGAACGCTGTTATGAGTTTCGCTAAGATTAATCGCACGTCGGTTGAACCATCGGTCTTCCGGAACATTGATTACTCCACCGACAGCACATTCTCGGGTGCTAAGGATATCATCAACGGCGGTTCTGCTTACGGCATCGGTGTCGCCTACGATAGCATCTCGGACCAGGGTCTTGACTTCTCTACGACCCCCTTCGGTGTCCAACTCCAGCTCCGCCTGACAACCGATAACCCGAATGCAATTTTCCTCTTTGTACATTCAAGACAAACCGTGGTGAGCTCCCGCGGATCGATTCAGGTGTTAAAGTAATTTACTAATTTTATATCTTTCTCTCCGTCTCGCTTTAATTTTTTCTTTATTTGTTTCATAATAACTTTTATTATGATTCTTATGATATTCTATATTTTTGTGATAACGTTCCTTGTCTCTTTCTTTTCTTTTTTCTATATTCTCTCCATTTAATTTTAGGATATTTACACAATCGATCGTATTAATCCAGTATCTTTCACGATCCCTTGAAAGACCTTCATCGCAATCCTCTAATTCATAAATAATACAATAATCTAAGTTTAGTTCCCGCGAGGAACAATCGCCTACATTTTTTTTACCTGCTCTATGACGTGTTAATCGATCATTTAGTTTTTGAGTAGTCTTTCCGACGTATTTCAAATCATTGATATCTTCAATACAATATATCTTTACCATCTTTTAAAACACTGATAAAAAAATAATCTACTTCATATCAAATTTGAAATGCCTCGTACGAAAGATGGAAAACCAGTTCTGAACAAACCTTTTAAGTCATCAAAAACTCCCGCAGGAAAAAAATACTCTGTTTATGTGAAAGCAGATACAAAAAAAGGATATAGATTAATTCACTTCGGCGCCGCGGGGATGGATGATTGGCGGTCTGGTAAGGCGACGGCTGCCCAGCGTCGATCCTTCAGAGCTCGTATGGCGGGGGTTAAGAGAAAAGATGGAAGTCAAGCGATAAAAGATAAAAGTTCCCCAGCATACTGGGCATATAATTATTTGTGGTGAAGGATGCATTCATAGCATATATCCCCGTCATCTAGTTCTGAACCATAATATTCTTTGTATAATTTGGGAGCATCGGCACAGCAAGTTTCTTCATCTTGGGTATTGATTGGTTTGTCGCAATCACAGCATACATCGGGTAGATCTTCGTGACAATCCGTGCAAATGAAGTTACCCTTCTGATTCTGGAAGATGCCGTCACAATTTTCTGGATCATCTGTCATTTCCCCATATTCCTCACACTTCTCACAATACTTTATTTCACGGGACTCAAGGAAGCGAGACATTCGATCGCTTTGTTCTTTGAGTTTCTTGATTTCTTCCTTGAGAGATTTTGACTTACCTTCTTCAAAGCAACCCTCGCAAGTCAATTCCCCACAATCAAGGGAGATTCCCAAATCATCTTC